AATAGAATCTCTAAAATAGAAATCTCCATGTATCATTAAAGAGTGATTAGATGTGTGATTAGCTGTTATACCAATAAGTTTTAAACCTGTCATATTACGTTCAAATACTTCTCTACCTGTAGATAATCTAAGAATATTAAGATCTTTTTTAGTATTACTTGGTTGATTAAATAATACAGCATCTTTAGCACTTTTGTAAGTATCAAAGTTACCAACTGATAATTGTTGTTGCATAGTATATTCACTTGATAATACAGCCCAAGCAATATCAATTATCATATTATCACGAGATTCTTTAGTTTCTGGTCCAGATACTACAGCTTTAATTTCAGTTTCTTTTCTAAAACTACCAGCTTCATCATCCCACTCTAATTCATTACGTTTAGCATAATCAATACGCCCTCTCTCAGGATCATAACCAGATATATTAGACTTAGTAAAAGTTCTACCAGTTTTAGTATTTATTTGAGGAGTATTATCAGCAGTTTCCCACTTAGCATATTCATCAGGTAATAATTCACCTTCAGCTTTTTCAAGATTATATAGTAATCCATAAAGTTTATCAATATCAAAATCCAATCCTGCAATAGTAGTAATTTCATCAGGTAGAATAATCATTCCTGAAGGTGTATAACCTATTACTTTAATGTGAAACATTGAATAATAACTTTCTGTAGGAATACGATAAAATATACCCATAAGTAGTTTTTGATCTACTTTATTAAGTCTTTCAATATCTATAGTACCATCACTATTCATATACTTTTGAATAACACGTTTAGATGTTATAGGCATAATTGCCTCAAAGTAATTAATACTTTTATCTTCGTTAAACTTTATTTCAGGCTTTCTAAGACCTTTATCGTTAGTTTTTTCAAGTCCATGAGATGAAGCATTATATAATGAAGCTCCATTGATAGGTTGTTTAGTTATACCATTCTTATAGAATGAATTAAACATCTTCTCAACCATATCAACAATTGTAGGATGCCACAATGGTAATACAGTTTTAGTTTTAGAATCATCTAACCAATCAAGTGCTTCTAATAAATAATCACCATATTCTTTATCTTTAATTTCTTCTCTAAGACGATTTACAAACTTTTCTTTATTAAATGTACCACTTTCATCGTGCCATTCAGCTTTAAGTTTATCAGCAGATGCTTGTAAGTTAAGTTGTATATATTCTTGATATTGATTAAATAAATCTTTACCTGTAATACTTGTACCATCTGGATAAAAATAATCTTTATCCATTTCAATACCTTGCATTAATAGTTTTCTAAATTGACTGCCATATAAATTCTTAGCATCTAAATGGTGTTGTGGAGTAGCCATCTGAATACTGTAATCAGCATTAGAGAATGTATGTTTATTAAGATTAGTTACTTCATTGATATTACCAAGTACATCATATTGCCCTACTTTAACAGCAGAAGTGTACATTAAAGCATCAATTACACGCTTTTTAGTATCAAATGTAAAACTACCATCTTTCTTAAATGTATAACCCATTTTTTCAAGAATAGCTTGCATTTGAGGATTACCTTTAGCCATTTGTGGTAAAAGTAAAAATTCAGCATTCTTATGTTGAAATGGTATTATTAAGTTATTATCTTTATTGATATTAACTTTAGTATGTCCATATACAAAAGGTTTAATAGGATTCATAATTATAGCAGCATTAGCAGGTATTGACTTACCTTCCATAATACTGTTATAAATATCATTATGAGCATCTGTCCATTGTTCAGTACCTAAATATATCTCTCTAAGTCTGAATATATCAATCCAAGTAGCCGCATCAGTATTATTAAGACCATCACCTTTAGTACCAAGACCAAAAGCAGCTCTTACATTTTTATTAGCTTCTCCAGGAAATGTTTTTTCAATAATAGCTTTATGTTCAGTAACTATTTTATTTTGTTCAGTAGCATCTCTTACATAAGCAATATGGTATTCAGGTCTTACATTTACTCCATTAAATGTATTATTAATATCAACACCTAAACGCTCACCAGGTGAATATATTTGTTTAACACGTTTAAATACATCTTCCATATTAACATTACCTTTACCTTTGTAATAAGCAATATCACCTGTAAAAACAGTCATTAATTGAAAGTTCATATACATACTATTGTATATATATTTTTCAAGATTATTAGTATTTTTAAAGAATCTACTATCAACTGTATTAGATGTATCAGTAATAAAACCTTTATCGTTTTTACTTAATATATTTTCATCAAACATAGATTGTAACTCTTCTTCATATTTTTGCTTAGTAAACTTATCTACTAAATCATTAAATCCATCTTCATCATCAAATGTTTCTTCGTTAAAGATAGTAAATGTATTATACTTTCTACCGTTAATAAGTAATTGAGTAGGTATTTTTTGAAGTTCTATAGGTAAAGGTCTAATGTCTTTAACATCAACTTTTTCATCAAGTACATCTTTTAACCAATTATCAAACTTTTCTTGAACAGGTTCTATTTGTTTGTTAACCCATTGTATCATACTACGTTCTTGTTTAGCAGAAGATCTAAGACGTTCTGTAACTTCTTCCATAGTAAATTTCTTATGATATAATGTCATCATAGTACCAACATCTGCTAATACAGGAAATTGATAATAACCATATGGGTCTTCTACTTTTCTATCAGGATGTCGATTAAACCACAAATTCATTTTAGTAGATTCTAGCTGTTGTTTACTCATTTCTGAATATACACTTGCTTTTTTCTTACCATCTTCGTTAACACCGTCAAATATAGCAATACGAGTTTTAAGATTTATACTGGGGTTATTAGCCATATCATCTAAAAATGATGAATACTTAAAGTAAGGATCACTTTTGTATTCTTTAAAGAAAGCTATGGTTTCTTTATTTGCAATACCTTTCATACGATTTAAATGATCTGTAGCAAACCTAGCTTGTAAAGTAGGATATACCATTTTACCTTCACTGCTAACAAAAGCTACTTGAGACATTGAAGGTTGAAACTCAGCTATTGCTTTAGCTATAGTAGTAAGTGCGTTACGATCATTCTGACTACCTTGTGCATAAGGATCAACACCTCTTTGCATAGTACTTACTACATTAATAAGCCCTAAACTATTAGGATTACCTAAGAACACAGCTAATTTACTACGTCCAGATGTACCTTCAGCAAACATATGAGATAATTCAGCTTCTGTAATAGGTATATGAATATAATTCATTATATTTGATACAGTTTTTATAGCACTCTCTTCAGCATTTTCAAAAGCATCAGAAGTGTTAGATGCTTTATTATAATCCTTTTGTATAGCTGTTAGTTTTTCAATTGCTTTATCAAGATGTTTTATACTTACTGTATTACTTTCTGCATTAAAGTCTTTAGAAGTATATAATTGATTTTGCCATTGAGCAATAATATCTTTATGTATAGATTGTCTGTTAGATTCAAATACAGAAGTTTCTACATTAAAAGTTTTTTCACCAGTTGTTTTATTTGTATTAGTGTACCTTTTAATTTGTGCAGTAACAAATGATGTATTACTTCGTTGTCCAATAGCTCTCCAAACTTCACGCAACATACCTTTATCATTCTCAAGTTCAGATTGAAGTATTTCATAATTAGGAAATTTAACTACAAGGTCTTTTACTCGTTGAAGCATTTCAGCTTCAGTTTTAGAACCTGGCAATACAGTAAGTAAAGTATTTCTTGTAGTATTTGTAGGTTCATATGTTGCGAACCCACCAAATTTTCCTTCTTTAGTAGGTATCTTAGCAAGTAATGCTTTAAACTTTTGAGAAAATTTATCTATCGCAGAATCAAATCTACCTTTATCTTGCCAACCTTCACGAACTGTACTTTCTTCTTCTGCTTGAGTGTCATCTTCAATACTTTCAAATGAATCAACAGCTTTGTTTTCAGATGTAATTTTAATACCATGTATTTTAAGACCATTTACTACTCTTTCCATAAAAGGAGTAAATTCTATCATACTAGTAGTAGCATTAGGTTTTCCTAAAGTAAGTAATAATTTATCAAGTTCTTTTATAGTATTTTCATCAGCAAGTTCTTCCGTAAGAACTTCATGTTCTTCTTTGACAAAATCATATACTCTTGAGTACATACCTTCAAGACTATAATCATTATATTTAGTATTCTTACCGTGTGCTATAACTTTCTTAATAACAGTTAAATCATCAGCATTAGGTATATTAAGTTCATCACGATACTCATTAAGAACATCATTTAATAATATACCATTTAGTAATGCTATAGATAAAGTCTTTTCTCTAGGGTTTAAGTAACCTTGTTTTTGTGTAGGTTTAACGCTAAATCTAGTTACATTTTTAGTAAATGCAGGAACTTTAAATTTACCATAACTACCTCTATCAATACGATAAAAATAACTATTTAATGAAGGAGCATTTTTAAGACCTACTCTTTCTGCTGCAATTTGGATAAGATGATATAACCTTTTAAAGAAGTCCAATACTTTAGCTGTAAGACCCTCAGTAGCATTACCTTCTGTAAGTTTGTATTCCATAAAAAGATCTGCCAGCTCTTCTTCTTTATTAATAAGACCTTTAGTTTTATCTTTAGTATTAGTAAGAATATCTTTACGTTCATTTGGTGTTAATAAAGTGTTAAATACTACGTGAAATGCTTCGTGGTATGCTGTACCTGTTTTAGCATTTTTAGAGATATATACAGAACTGTTTGTAAATAAACCCCATAAATCAACTCCACCAGCTACACCAATAGATTTCATATCATCTAATACTGTAAGTGGTGTATTAGGATAAGTTTCTTTAAACCATTTAGTTTCAGTCTTTTCATCCCAAACTTCATAAACGTCTTCAGTTACTTCTCGATTTCTTCTAAGTGTAGAACGTCCTCTTTTAGGTCTTTCTGTAGGTGTAGGTGATACTTCTATTTCTTCTTTTTGAGGTTCAGCAGCTATAATAGCATTTATTTCTGATGTTTTATCAGTAAACATTTCCATCTCTCTAGAAGATAAAGTTGCGTTATTTTTTACTTTTTGAACTAAAGAATTAATACGTTCTTTAGTTACTTCGCCTTTATCAATAAAATTATTATACTCAATATCCTTCACCTCACTTACAGAAGCAGCTTCTGTTTTAGTAACTTTTTCAGAAGTAACTTTAGTATTTTTAAATACTTTAGGTACTTTAAGATGTACCATAGAAGCATAAGTATGATTACCTTTAGGTAAGTTACTTTTTAACCAACCGTTTTGTGATACTTTTTCATTATAATTTCCAGTGTTAAGTTGGTCAAGGTCAATATTCATAACCTTAGTTTCAAGTTTAGTTTTAAACTCTTCTAAAGTCATAGCTTCAGATACAACTCTTACTTCACCAGTTTTTTTATCAATATCTAATGTATGATATTTACCTTTTTCATATTTAAATTTTAAGTAAATATTCTTTGAAACTTTAATTTCTGCATCAGCAATAAGTTTAGCTATTTCATCAACATTAGTAGTAGAAGTAATTTTCTCATCTAACTTATCTAAGATGTCATATACTTCAGCTTGTTCTTTAGGATGCTCACTAAGGTTAGTTGTATATAACTTAACAGCATGATACATACCACTCACCATCTTAACAAACATTACAATAGCACCTTTTCTATCTGCAAGTTCTGATTCTCCTCTATAAAGTATATTTTCACGAGGTATTCTAAATTTAACTTCTCCACTATTAGTGTGTATATCTACTTCACCTTTTTCAGTAGTATCTACAGCACCAAAAAACAAAGGTTCTCCTTCATTAAGAATAGTGTGGGGTGACTGCCAATTTTGAGTAATAGCAAAGTCACCTACTTCTCTACTGTGTATAATAACATCAGTTACACCAGAAGTATATTCACCAGTAGTTTCTCCACTAGCTTTCCAATCATCATAAACAGCTTGTCTTAATCGTTTAGCATCTTGATTATCAGAACTATCATTTGTATTTTTAGTAGTCCTAAGAGTACCTATACGTACTAATTTACCATCAATAACAGTATTAGTAATAATAGTAAAATCATCTTTACTTACTTTAGTAGGTGAGTATGTAGAATCTAAAAACATTGTAAATGTAATTGGATTACCAATAAGTTTAGTATTTACATCATCTAATGCTAGAAAAGTTTCATCAGATACAAGTTCTATAGTTTCAGAAGTTGATTCATTTAAAGCAGCTAATTCAGTATCGTATTTAGAGTTAATTTTACTTTCTTTTTGTTTTACTTGTTCTTTGAGGTTTTTAAGATATTTTTCACCAGCTTCCTTAGAATCAAAATGCCCAACTAAAACTTCAGCTCCTTGTGTCATTACACCATCAGTATTTATCTGTGGTTTTCTGACATTTATTATCATCATGTAAGGGTCTTCTTCAAATCCTTTTGACGTATGGTCTTGAAAAGAAGCTTTATACTGATTTCCTTTGGAATGTTTTTTACCAATCATTTTCACAACTTCAACATTAGAAGTCGCATCTTTTTGAAAAGATTCTTCTATTTGAAAACGGTCTCTCTTACTTAATTTATCTAATTCTTCTGTTCTTCTTTTCTCAATATTAGTTTTAGCACTTGTATTGTCAGTTCCTTCAATTTCAATAGTATTAAGCTCACTTCTAATAGGTTCTCCATCATTATCGTATAGTACATGGGGACCACCTTCTTCAAGATTTTCAAATGTACTTGGGTCAGCTTTAGTAATAGATACATCTTTTGTTTGAAGGAATTTAATTTTTCCATCCTTCATTGTATACATTACATAAGGATTACTTTGTACATTTAATTTATTAGCAAAACTAATCTCTCTAGCTTGATTATTATTACCGTTATCTGGAGTTGGAGAAGCTTGATTAGCTTCAACATCAATATCTGGTAATGGTTCTTGATTAAAAGATTCAAGTATTTTATTTTCAAAATACCTATCTACAATATCTTTAAAATTTTTATTACTATTATACTTATCTACAAAAGATTGTGCATCAGTAATACCACTTACATTAAGTCCTTTTTTAGCAAATGCTGCTAATTCACGTTTAAGTAATGGTTTACTAGCATACCTTTCTAAGAAGTCTTCTGTTGTAGTAGGATTTGTTATTACTCCTTTACTAGCAGCATTAGCTAATATTGTAAGTTTAGCTTTAACAGCAGCACCTACAGTTTCATCATTAAGAAGTTTTTCTTGTTCTTCTAAAGATGTTTCATTATTTACAGTAGCAAGTACTCTATTTTTAAAAGCTTCTGCTTTTCTTAATGGTTCATCAGCATCAAAAACTTCTTGTCCTTTTTTAGTAGATAGTTTATTAAGGATATTATCCGTCATACCTATCTGTACTTCATTTTCAACCTTTTGCATAACTTGTTTATCAAGTTCTGATTCTTCAGCAAATGATGGAGCTATTGGTAATTTACCTATGTCAGTAAGTGATTTTTTTATTTCTGCTATCTTTTTAGAACTATCTTTAATCTTAAAATTAAGTTCCGTGTTTAAAGCATCATTTTCAGAACTGTCTTCTGTATCGTTATATTGTCTTTTTCCTTCAATATAATGCTTATTAAGAGCTAATTGCTCCATAAGATCTATATGTAAAGAATCTGTTCCTATAGAAGCTTCTGTTTTAAGTTTTGAAGTTCTAGCTTCAATATCTTTCATAGTTCGTCCTAAAAGACGTTTAGTATAAAAACTTGCAAGTTGTTCTTTTTTAACAGCTTCAGAAGTAGTTTTATCACTAAATATATTTACATACTGTTCTCCAATATATTCAAGGTCTTCTGCTATTTGTTTATCTGCTACTTTTTTATCTGCTATAGCTTCTTTAGTCCAACCATCAGCTTCAAGGTCTGCATCAGATACTTCAGCAACTTGTTTGTAATGTTCTTTAAGGTCATTTAATTTACCTTCACTTGCATATTTATATATTTCGTTTAAAAGTAAACCACCTTTTGCTTTTGCTACAGTATTTAAGTCATGCTTATCTATACCTGCATATATAGCTAATGCAGCATCTTGTAATCTTTCTGTTCTGTCACCAACAGTATCTGATATTTGTTGTGCGCCTGAAAAGAAACCTCCACCAACTGCACCAAGTGTTACAGCAGCTTTAAATTCTGGGTCTTCAATATAATCACTTAAACGACCTCCTAAACCTTCTAATTCAAAGTAACTAGCTTTTTTATCTAATGCTGTACGTTCTGCTTCTTTAGATATTGTAAATTGACCACCTTCTTCAAGACCTTCAGCAGTTACATCTCTAGCAAACTTAAATGCTCTATCTCCTAAACCTTCACGAAACTCTTTAGAAGCTTGTGTAGCCATATTAGAACCTTTGCTAAGTACGTTATATTGTATAACGTCTGTTGCTAAGTTTACCCAATTGGTATTCCACGCTTTAGAAGCTGCTTCACCTGCTCTCATACGAGCTTCTTCATCACCTACACCTTGCTGTAATAATTGCTGATATGAACTATTAAAGGTTTCATTAGCTTCCATAGTGTTTTCAGCATATCGTGAAAATACAGCACTCGAAATACCTTTTATACGAGCAGGTGTAGCTATAGTCTTTAATGCTTTATTTATTTTCATTAGCTTACTAGCTCCAGAAGCTAATGCAGTCATACCATAAGCAGGAATCATCAATGATAAACTTGTTGCTATACTTTCTGCATTATAAGCCCACCAACTAGCATCTCCAGGTGCAAAACCTGTTTGTGCAGCTTCACTACGATATATAGGTGCAAACTCTTTAACAGATTCTTGAGCTTGCTTCATAGATTCAGCAAACCAGTTAGTATACTCTTGTTCAGTACCTTTAACTATACCTATTGCTTGGTCAGCATCAACAAAATAAGATAATCCTTCTAAACCTCCTAAAACAACTGTAGAAGCTCCTTGTGCTAAAGCATTAGCGGTTTGTTGCCATCCTGATTGTGTGGCAGATAATACAGCTTCTCTATTTTGTCCTGGAGAAAATTGTATAGCATCATCAAATGATGTTTCGTAATTTGAAAATGTATCTATACGTCCACCTGAAACAGCACTGCCTATTTGCTCATTAGGGACTTGAAATATATCATTAGATGATTTTCTTCTCTTTATAGGTTGATTATTACGATCTAACTCCCCATTCTCTACTATAGGATCAAATATACCCATTAAATTATTTTTATGTTATTATAGGTTATTACCTATTGCAAATGCACTATCAATAAGCTTTTCTAATTCAGCATCAGAAGCTTTTTCTAATCCAACCCATCTAATTTTAAGACGTTCTTTTAGTTTACTCCTTGATGTAGTACGTTTGGCTTCATCTTTTATAAGCTCTAATGCCATTCTTTGTTGTACTTCAGGAGTTACTTTTGAATCATAAGGAATGTTCAATTTATCAGCATACTCTTTGAAAGTATCTTTTGTAAATTGAAATTTACCAACCGCATGAATCCTATCTCCACTATCCTTACTGTCTTTTGGTATGTTTTGACGTTTCATTACGTCTGATATAGTCATGTCTACGACACGTTTACCAATAATGTTATAACTATTTCCCCCATTGAAAACCTCACGTCCCTCATCAGCACCTCCTTGGTTCATTGCATTGTACTCACCTGTGTTACCCTCACTTTCATAATTACCTATAGTATTGAATGCATAATCGACATCTGCTTTAAATTCTTTTGGGATGTTTAAAGATGTAGTACCTACTTTTTCTTGTTCACCATAATACATTTGATTTTTAAATATAGAAGATAAATGTTCTTTAGCATCTACTTTATTCATTTTTAAAGGGTTTTCTCCTGCCTCTACTAGCATTTCAGTAATACTCCTTACAGTACCTTTTTCAGGGTCAAATACTTTTCCTGATATTGAATAACTTCCAGTAGGTGTTACAGATACAACAATATCTCCATATGATCCTGTAACATCATCGGGTCTTCCAAATTTAGCCACTGTAGAAGTACCTTTGTAAGTACCTTCGATAATATCAACGGCTCTGTCTGTCGCAATAACTTCTTTCATTTGAGGATTTGTCATAAATTGCCGCATATTATCTGTAACATCAACATCATATTCGGAACTTTTAATTATTTCTCCATCTTTAGTTGTAGAGAATAACCCTCTTACCATCCACTTATCGTTAATATTATCAAAGTAAAAACTTCTAGGAACGTAATTACCATTACTAAAATCATGAGTGTCATTATCAGTACCTGCTACGTATAAACTTTTTATATTTTGACCGTCTTCCCCATCAGGTTGTGTCATAGCATTCAAAGGTGAGCCTTTATAGTAAACACCTGTACCTCCTTGCATACGAGCAATCGCAGCATCGTTGATAATTTTATGAGACATTGGTATTTCCTTAGATGTAAGATCTCCATCTGTCTTTGTCAATAAATATCCTGTAGTAGTAAACTCTTCTTGTCCAAAGTTAGACTCAATAGCTTCGTTTAAATTAGAATAATACTTTTCGTATTTTTTAGGAATGAGTTGATCATTTTGAATAATAAAATCATCTCTCAACTTATGTTTAACAAGCTTGACTCTAGAAGCTCTATCCATTTCATCGCTTAATCTTGTAGTTTCTTCAGCCCATTTTTTATAAGAAATTCCATTACTTTTTTCTGAAATATAAAAACCACCATGTTTATCAGTAAAATCTTTAGTTTCATCCAAAAGGTTTTTATAATCAATAGTAGCATCATAAACAGCTCTTATTCCAGGAGTTAACTTATTTAATTCTTCTTTTATTTTTTCCTCGGTAGGTACTTCATCCCCTTCAGAAAGAGTTTTAAGTGCGGCATCATTAGTTGATTTTGAAGCTTTACGTCTTTTTAACAGCATAGCATCTGTATCTTGACGAGCTTGTTCTTCAACTTCTGAAGGCTCTGTTTTATATTGCCAATTTCCGTCAGGCATTTGAACAGGTTTATTATTTTCTTTTAATTTATTATGAATAACATCAAAAGTACTTGCATATATATTTCTTTGTTTTTCTATAAATGTTGTATCATAATCTCTACGTTCTTGAGGATTAAATGTTCTACTTGGAGCATAACTCATATCATTCAATGAATATCCAGTTTCCGAATCTATACCTGTAAGTGCGTTTGTACCAATGGCTTTTGACATATTGGCTATATTAGTAATTTCTCCAGCAGGTGTATTTGTAGCGTTAACAACATTATAATCTATTTCCCCGATAGGTCTAAGTGGTATTGATGATTCTTGTCCGTATTCACTAGACCCATCAGCACCAGCACCAGTAAGATTTTGCTTACCTTCTGTAAAGAATGATAATTCTGCAATATTCATATAATTATCAAATAAAGAATCCCATTTATATTGCCCTTCTCTACCTTCTCTTTTTAAAGACTCCATTTTCCAAGCTGCATTTTGAGCCATTTCAGGATCTAAAGCAGTTAATGCTTCCATATTAATAGTACCATCATCATTCCTAAATGAACTAAGAAACTTTATAGAGTGGTTCTTTACACCTTCATAATCTAATATTTTATCTGTTTGTTTATGTCTATACTCAGGTTTACCAGTTTCAGGATTATTTACTAAAGTATATTGATCATCTATAATAGGTTTTATTTTTTCAATATAAGGAGAGTATGTTTTAAGGTCTGATACGTTTTCTTGAAAATTATAATGAGCACCAGTAATCATTTCGTTTCTACCAGCCATAGCTTCTAAATCACCAACATTCCATTGTCCAGTTTTATCATCATGAGCACCAAAACGACTGCTAACACCATAACCTTTTGCATTTATACGGTCATCAACAAATTTCTTTGTATCATAATCAGACTGTATTAGTTTGATTCTAGGGTCAGCAGCTCTTTCTTGAGAAAACTTAGATAATCCTCTTGCGGCAGCTCTATAATTTCCATCTGTAGCATATGCATCAGATATAGCATTAAATTTTGTTTGATAGTCTTGTTCAACTTTGTTAGCATACTCTCCTTGTGTAGCATAACCTGCATTTAAACCTAAACCAGCTTCAGCTTTACCTAAGGCTATATTCATAGCATCATTACGTCCTTGATTTATTTGACCCATTTGCATCATAGCTCCAATAGGTAATGGGTCTATTGTATCTTGAAATTCTTTTGCTGAAAATTGAGTAAATCTGTTAGCCACTTGTTATTTGTTTAAGTAAGGTTTAAGCATCATCTCATCAAATGTTTCTGATATGTTAGCTCTATTTATATTGTGTATACCTCCGTTATGGAAGTTAGGTTTCTCTATTTGTTTATATCCTTGTAACCAATCTTCAGTATAGAATTTAGAATTATTATCTATAGGAATTGGAGATTCTGAATATCCATAAATTCTTTTTTTACTTGGGCTTTCTAATAATGAACCTTTATATTCTACAAAATCAGGTCCTTTATAACCCATATATAAAGATTTATCAATCCTTTCATTCATAGGAATACCTTTATTGAACCATACTTTATTAGCATTATCAGTATTATCCATCATCCAATTATTACTTGTTCCTTTGGGTGCAGCCCTTAAAACACCACTCTCAGCAGCATCTTTATAACCAGTATTTCCAAGCATTCTATAATAAGATTCTGAATCTGGTTTAAAAGCTAAAGGATTATATTTATAAGTATTTTTTAAGGGAGTTTCTTCTGTCAGATATTTACCAGCTTGTTGTACTGTATTTTTTATTTGAGGTAATTTTTCAATACCTTTCATAACACCTAAACCTAATAGTTCACCACCTATAATATCTCTATGATAAGCTTCAGCATCAGCTCTTTGCTTACCAGTCATATTAGGTGCTGCAAATGCCCAATTAGGATTACCTACATAATTAGCTGATCTATTATCTGTATTAGGAAAATCTATTTTGTCATTATTAATAGGTTGTTGTACAACACTATTAGGATTAGCTTTAGCATAATTAGATGCTAATCTATTATTTTCTTGTATTAATAAATCTTCATTAATAATGTTATTTAAATAATTATCAGGTAAAACCCCTAAATTATTAATACCTGTATTTCCATTGTTTAACGGTTTAGTAGGATCTGTAGGATCACTTCTTAACCCACCATCTTCAAAACTAGTTTTTACTGCATATTTTTTAGCTGAAGTATCACCTTCTTGGCTACCAAATAATTGAGCCACATTTCTTACAAAGCCATATGGACTACTTGCTTTTCCAACCGATTCTTTTATTTTATCAGTAGATGTTCCATTTCTATTCAAATGTGTGTATGCATCATTGTTAAAATCATAATTATCGAGAACTAAAGTATCTGGTTCAGATGTAAATGTTTGAGGTGTTGTCACTATAGATGCTCTACCTAATACAGATTGAGTTTGAAATGCAGGGTCTGTAAGTAATGATACCGCAGTTTTTACTCCAGAATTTGAACTGTAGGCTTTACTTGGTCTAACCGTTTCATAATCTTTATAATCTATGTATGATTTTCCAGCAGCTAAATTTTTTCTAGTTATATCCCGTAAAACACCAACTTGATCTTCTGTAAAATCTCCTTCGGTTCTAATTGGATTTTTATCATTAGAACCATAATCCATAAATTGCTTTCTGAAAATATCATCAGTAATGGCAGATATAGTAGTCATTGCTCCAGGAAAAGCAGCCTCTAAAAACCCTGTAACTGGTGCGCCCTCTCTTATATTTCTTCTGTTTTCTCCGTCACTTTTAGGATTATCACTTTTAAATTTTTGATAGAGATTATGGGTATTTTCTCCCCACTTACCGTCTTCAGCAATAGCCTCTCCTAATTTACCCAATTCAGGATAAGATTCGTTTAAAAATTTTTGTAGAACACGAATGTTAGTCCCTTCTTCGATAGTAGGAGAATAGACCTTAGAGACATCTTTAGTATCTTCCTCACCACCTAAAGGCTTTTTAGTAGGATCTGGCATACTATGCTGTTTTAGCTACTCCAAATGTATTTTCATACATCTCTCTAAGCATTGCGTTAGTATCCATAGTATTCATTTGTCTTGTTGTACCAGCACCTGCTCTACCTAAACCATCAATAGCTTCATAATAATTAGATTGTGCTACACCTTTATTAGCAGCTTCATCTTGCATAGCTCTCATTATAGTACCATTGTTAATTTGATCTTCTTGTGCTTGAAGTGATATATTAGTATTAGCTACACTTTCACGTATACCTGCAACATTTTGAGAACCACTTGTAGCTAAAGTTGCTAATGTACTAGGGTCAGCTCTACCTGATTGTCTAGCTACTTCCATTGCAGTAGCTCCCATATCTCTAGCTGCTCTTAATTGATGTTGTGCAGACATTCTACCACTTTTAAATGTAGGGTAATTTACTGGATCACCATCTTTAGGTTCTTTTGCTAAATAAGCCAATGAACTTGCTGCATTACCTCCAAAACTTAATACTCCTTGATACAATTGTTTAATTTGTTCAGGAGTCATACCTTCTTTTTTAGGTGGAGGTATAGCAGCTTCATCTGTAGGTATATTAGAGTATTCATCTAAATTAACAGCATTATTAGCATTATCAAACATAGATTTATAATCTACTTGTGGTAATTTATTAGTAGAAAGTCTATCTTGCCCTGTACCACCACTAACTTTTAATCTATCTAAAAAAGCTGTTTGAAGTTCATCTCCTGATAATCCTTCTACACCAGTAGTATTATATAGAGGATTCATAGTAGGTGTACTATCAAATTCAGTACTCCAAGGGTCGTTAGATGGGTCATTAGGATCAGTAGGTCTTACAGAACCATAGTTACCTGCATATTTCTTTTTCATACCACCATTCTTAAATTCTGTTGTATCATTATATCTTGTTCTAGGAACTTCAGCTTCACCTTGAAATCTACCTCTAGCAGCCCTACTTTTTTCGTTTTTTATAAAAGCATTTGCATCTGATAATGCTGTTTTTTCTTCTTTATCTAATGCTGCTGTACCTACACCCCCTGCAATAGCTGTACCTGCGCCTACAACGGCAGATGCAATTTGTCCAAATACGGGCACTGCGTTTAATGCTACTGCTGTTGTACCTGCTATAGCAGTTCCTGTAGTAAGGTCTTTTCTTTTTTTTGCAATCTTAGCCATTGTGTCGATGTAATCTTTATTTTGCATTGCATCTTGATTTACAGTATTTGGTTTTTTGAATGTGTCATACATAGTACTAGCCGCATTAATTGCTGCAGTAGCCGTATTGAAACCAGTTGATGCTTTTGCTGTAGTCGAAGGTACTGCTGTATCGGATTTTATAGGTGCAGACGTATTAGGCATTACAGAAGCTTCATTATATCTTTGAGGGTCTGCAAATAAAGGATCTTCATTAGGCAAAAACGAATTTTCATTTGTAAAATCTTCGCCAGCATTGAATGATTCGTTTCCAAATTGCTTTGGAGCACTAAAAAAATTATTAAGCTGTGTGGGATTTTCTTGTGTTGTACCAAGACCAACATTATTAGTATTGGTGTTAAGATTAGATCCTGGGTTTATCGTTGTTGGGCTTGATGTAGGAGTAAATCCTATGTTTTCATTTGCGTAATTAGGGTCTATATTATTAGTATTAGCATCGTCACTTATAGTAGGTGTGCTGTATCTAGGTCTATTAGTACCGCCAGTAGCATAATTAACACCACCAGTTTTAAACTCATTTTGGTCTTGATTACCTTCTACATTAAAAGGATCTATACCTTCAGAGACTAAATCATTAACTTCTTTAAGTATAATCTCTGTAGCAGCAGCATCAAATGATATATCTGAAATTCTATCTCCTACAGGTCTATTTTGACGTTTATTATCTTCAGCTTTAAGTTCCTTAATGTGCTTAGATATTTTACGAAATATAAATTCATTCTTAGAACCTCTAGGAGTATAAGCTTTTTCACCACCTTCTACTTCAGCATCATCAGTATAATCTAATCCTTTTAACGCATGAGGTAATCCCTCAAAGTCTTTTATTCGTGTTTGTTTATTAAAAGTTCCCATATTGTTTACAAAGATACATTATTTAAAGTCATTTGTCAAGTATTATTTTCTAATATTATTTATCACCTTTTCTAAAATAGTTTATTATGTGATAAAGCTTGAACTCTTTATTGTTATTATTAAGGAATGAAAACTTTTGTTTCATCCAATGGGAACGTATTCTATTACGTGTACCAAATTCATAAGTAATAGCATGTCTCCAATTACGTAAAGTACGTTTAATATCAGCACGTATGCCAGTTGTTTGATAAGAATTACTAGATGTAACACTATCAAATGTTTCATCCGTAACTTCTACACCATTAGTATCTATAACATCAGTAAGAAATTCAGTATTATCAAATATCTTAGTTATAGTAGCCATAGGGTTAACTGTAATTGTTATACTAGATTCCGTAGGAACATTATCATAAAATACACCTCTCTCGCCTATATCGTGTAGATATAAATCATTTAAGTCGCTAGGATTAGCTGTAAGGACATATCTTCCATCATTGATATAAGTAGTAGGCTTAAAGCTTCTATAGCTCACAAAACGATCCTTAGTGTCATTGTAGGCTATTGTAAAGGAACGTCCAACCATATCAAATAATCCATTGTTATTAATGTTACTATCATTATCATAGAAAGTAATGAGGTATTCTTTATTACGTATGTCATACGTACCACAGACACCCATAGGAGTTATATTACCACTTTGTGCAGGACTATCTACTTTTAGTATGTTACCTCTTGTATTAGAGTATAACCATCCTTTAATCTTATCGGCAGAGATATCCTTTAATCCTTCAGAATTATATACATAAAGTCCTGCATCTTTAGAATCCCAAAACATAATCCCATTAGGAGATTTTATAAATGAAAACTGATGCCATGAACCTATACTTTCTGATATATAATTAAATCTAGGTAATACACCTGATTGACCTAATACAATACCTCCACCAGTATTATCATTTACTACAGATCGTTCATTAACAGATGCTACACCAAAACCTCTTTGTTGCCAAGCTACTATATTATCACTTGCTTTCATAAGTTGACGTATTTCACCTAAATCACCTTGTATATCAATATATTTTTCAGAATCAAATATTCTCCAAGCATCAGCAAGTTCACCATATACTTTAGGAGCTGAAGCCCATATTCTTACAGGATGTCTTAAAACTTCAGTAGTATTTAATGGTATTGGAAATGAACGTTGTGTGTCCATTTGTTCAGAAAATACATAATTGTATTTAAAATCTTCTCCGTAATCTAATGGGTACTGTTCCGCATCAGGTGCTTGGTCGTCAGTACCATACATATATCCGATAGGATTTTGAGTCCCATTAATTGAATAACCATGTCTCATATCAGTATTAACAAATGATTCGCATGGGTAGTATAATCCTACTGCTATTCTTTTATCCCCGTTTCCCTTGGGTTCATTGTTTCCAGTAAAATCATCAAAACTTTTGGTCATTTTTAAAGTGTCAAATACATTGACATAAGTATCTCCACCGTAAACCTTAACTGTATGTTGTAAAGTATTGCTATTTAAAATAACATGTGCTCCTGTGTTAATATAAACATTTTGAGAACGTGCTGAATATCCTGGACCTCCGTATTGTCCATCGTTTTCACGCTCGTAATTTACTAGGTATTTATCAGCATGGAAATCAACATCGCCACCTCTAGGATAAAAATTACTTGTAGAACCCATCATATTTATATAGAAATCATAAGGTATTCCTCTGTCTAATACAACAGCAGCAGTATCTGTACCTCTTGAACGTCTACCATCAGGACTTGTTATAAAAGGACTACGATTCTCAAATTGATAAGTATCTATTAAAAAATCATCATCAAAAGCAGCATTTCTAATCTCTTTAACATCAAACGTATTACTGGTTCCTGCTGGGTCTTCATAAGGTATATTATGATATATTTTAGAGTATACGGTTTTAATTGCTGGCTGTAAAGCATTATCTTTTGTGGTTTGATAAGTACCTAATCCTTGTACAATCCTTATTTTATCATTGGTTTTTTTATTAATGTCTCTACCAAATAATAAATCTGGAGAATGAAATGTTACTATCGGATATGATTCTAAATTACCAGAAAAAGAATTACTAGGATTCAATGTAGAATCTGGCAAACTACTTATATTATTAAGATAATGATTTTCACCTAAAGTAGGATGATAAGTAGCGGGAATATGCGAATTATCTCTTACACACATATGAATAATACCTTGTGCCAAAACAGTTCTATCTTCAGGCTCTAATTTGACACGTTTAATAACCCAACTATCTATTTGATCTGCAATATTGGCAGGAATATTTACAGTAAATTCTACACCTAATGTATTTACATACCATACGTTATTTGCTTTTGACATAAGTGGAAATACTTTACCTTCATTTTCAGCAGCATCTACTGCAAATCCACTTTGAAAATCTTCAAATATATCGGGCATACGAATATCTCCTATCCACTTAGCATAACCTTCATTACTGGCTTTTGTAGGTACTAATGAAAATCTATACGTTTCTCCTCTACGGTATCCTTTATAGGTATGATCTATATAAGGAGATTTAAAATCAGTAAAATAGTTACCTTCCGTATATAATGTACCATCTCCTAAATTAACAGTAGCATTACCTCTCCAAGGTAATCTATAAGGGTATACATAACCTGGGTCTGTTCTTGCATCTGCTAATAATTTTTGATTAACAAATTTATATTTAATATTTGGACCCTCACCACCTAAAGTAACACCATCAGCTTGGTATTTGTAAATCTTTTGATTAGGATTAATAGCATCAGAAGTTTCATCAAGACCTGTTAAATCTAATACAGAATTATATGGTGCGCTAGGAGTAGCACTTACATCATTTAAAATTACTTCTTGTGTATTATCAAATCTATAAGCTCTAGCATCAAAATTTAAGTTAAAAGGGTCTCTTTTAGTGTTAGCTGCAAATAAGATATTATCTTTTTGAGCTATCGCATGACATTTATCAAATAAGTTATTACGTCTATTAAAAGCATCTTCTGTAATGATTACAGCAGGTTCACTTCCTGTATAAGTGTATTCAACTGTAGAGCTAGTAATAGTAAGTTCTGCTACTTTTGCTATTAAAGGACTTGCATCAGCTCCTTCAGTTTTTATTATTACTATATCAATACTATTAAATGATGTATCTACATCTGGTATCGTTATAGTAAACGATTTAGAAGTAATAATACCACTTTCTCCACCTTGGTACTCTGGATACCCACTCGATAAAGAATCTTCATTTATATATATACTATTAGATGCATGTGCGTAATTAGTTATTCCTCCACCAGCAGTTCTTAAAGCATAAGAAACTTCATAATGCCCTAATGTAATAGAACCTCCATTTTGTATACTTTTTAATACTGGTTTTTTTAAATCTACAATAGGTTTAATACCTAATTGTAAAGGTGGTACAGCCATTATATTAGGGTCAGCAAGATTCATAGACCTAAAATCATTAGCATCTAAACCATCTGTCCAATATGTACGTACAAATTCATCATTTTCTTTAACAGACTCAATACCTCCAGGATTAGCTACTGGAAATCTAGTTGACATACTAAGGTCATCTGAGTATATAAGTGTTATATTAGGTACTAATGATACCTTATCGTATGTTACTTTGTAAAAAGCTGCAATACCTCCTATAGCAGTATCGTTATTTGTAGAAATAATATATATATCGTCATCAATACGTGTCCAACCAATAGGTATTTGAGCAGCTTGATTAATTTGTAATGCAGTAGTTGTAAGTGTAGCACTAGTATTAAAAGTAAGTATGTCTGTTGTAACAGACCATATTCTAATAGTATTACCACTACGAGCTACATTAAGCTGTAATGGTACGAATGCATTACCTGTACGTAATTCATTTTCAATAGCATCCATTAATCCATCAGGACTATTTGTACTGCCATTAATAGAGTTACCAAAGCTGTTACCTCCAGTATGCCCTACAATTATGTTTGTTGCCCAGCTAGTAGGTATTGTATCAGGCGTAATAGTTAATATGTTAGGAATATCAGGTACACTAAAAGAAAATTTATTACCTTTAATATTTACTATAACATTATCAGAATCTGAACTATTAGAATTTAATCTAACATCTAGAGCATCTTCATAAGTAGAAGGTTCTTTCATTTTATCAGAAAGATCTTTTACCATACCTTTAAAAAACCCATTTTCAATACGTTCAGCCATTATCTTCTGGAGTTTGTATTATTTCTAAAATTTGTTTGATTTCTCAATACTTGCATCTTACCTGAATTAGCATGTCCTCCAGCATGTTCATCTTCAAAAGATACTATACGTCTAAATTGGTTAGCAATACTTCTAGTTTTATCTCTATTGGGTATTAATGCTTTATTTTGTGCAGCACCAATATAATACATTCTTTCTGTTTTTATATCATCGTATACATCTTTAGCCATTTTACCTCTAATCCTGAGTTTCATTGCTATACGTTCAGCTACATAAGCTGTAGCAGCTTGTTTAAACTTTTCATCATCAGGTACTGTTGGGTAACCCCTTTCATCAGTAGGAAATGCCATGTAAGCCATTTCAAGTTTACCTTCTTTAAAGTTAGTCCATATGTAATTATCATTAACTTTATAAGTCAAATCAGAACTACATATTAAGTCTGGGCATTGTGCCGAATGCATACGTTTATGAAAACTATCCGTAGAATATCTCATAGGTGTACCTTCACATGTACGTGTTTGTACAATAATTATAAGATCACATGGTAGCTCTCCTCTACCATTAATAATCTCTATATAAGGCTTATCATGTCCATCAGTAATACGTTCAGTATACTGCATAGGAGCGTTAATAAGATCAATGACACTACCAATCCATTCAGCAATATCTGTCCAATCAGTATCTACGGTAAAACCATAGTCTCTGTGTACACGTTCAACAATTGTTTCTAAACTTACGCTTTTACCTGAGAGCATTTATAGAGGGTTTTTAAATTATTTATACAATATCTCCATCAAGAAAACTAAACATTTCTTCTTTGGACATTGGTGATTTTATGTTTTCTTTTTTACCTTCTAAAGGATTTTTAGTAGAAATATATTTTTTAGTTTCATCAATATGTTTATCTTCATCTTCTACATACCCATATTTATTTTTGGTTATAATAAAACCATTTTCTGCTTCTTCTACTTTAAGTGATTTGGTAACTCCGTCTTTTTCTTCGGTAATTGACCAATGTTTGTTTTTATCCATTGTTCTTATTGATTTTAGTTCGTACATTATATTTTTTTAGTTATTACTTTTTCATAAAAGTCTACTTTTACCGATGTATCTTTTAATGCAGCTACTAACTCTCGTTTAGCACCTTTTACAGGACTAAAACGGTATCCTTTAATGTTACGTACATTTGTACCTGATTTAACCCATTTAAAGTGCATTAAATAACCTCCTGTATGTAAGTTTCTATGATATACAAATTTTCTATTTTCTTTAGCTACAGCATCATCTTTCCAAAGCTTATTAGTTGCTTTATAATCTATTGGTAATGATAATGTACCATTCTTTTTAAATTTAGGTTCAGGTTTAAGTTTTAATATCATAATAGTACCTAATCTAAATGGTAGTTTAAAGAATCTATTATGGAGTATCATTTCCGTCATAATTTCTTTATTAACATCTGCTACAGCATTATTAATAACACCTAAACCTAAATTAAAACCATCATTCCTTTCGATGTTATCTAAGTCTTTAACGTAACGTCTATGCAGTTCAGCAGAACTTATATCAATTTTGTTTCTCGCCACTTACAGTATTGTTTGCATCATTCGTAGTATCATTAGCTAATTGATACTTTAATAGTATCTGCTTAATGATATGTTCTTTCATATAGTTCCACATGTAATCTGATAAAGGATATTCAGTATCGTCTGTATAACAAGGATCTCCAGCACATGTATTAAATACTGCTGCTGAAGTAGGGTCACTAGCTACCATTCTAATATTAATAAACTCTGTAAGGTCTGCTAGAGAACCTTTAGAAGATAAATATATTCTATCGTTTCTATAGTAAGCTACAGTCATGTTATGGTTAAATCTACCATTACCAAAGAATATAGCTTCTTTGTAATCTTTAAGTGAATATGGTTTACTTGTAAAGTCAGATGGTCCTACACGCTCAATAGATTCTCTATGATGTAATACAATAGGTACTGGTATTTTATTTACAGTACGTAGTATTTGACAATCAGAACTAAAGTCACAACATTCAGTTGTAGAAGCTAATTCCATTTCTACACACCCTAAGTCTTGTATAATAGACTCAGGGATGTCTCTATCTTTATTAAGCTCATTACGTATCCATAAAGCTCTTTGGTTGTGTATAAGGTCTTTAATATAACGTAAGTCAAGAACGTCATCATCGTGAAATTCAGGTCTTACAGCTTCTACTATTTGATATGTAAGTTCGTTAAGAGTCATGTCCGTATGTCATTCTAGTTTTATATACTTTAGGTGAGTTAAGTTCTGATACTTCATAATCAACACCTGCTTCTCCACTACCAAAGTTAGTATGAATCCATTTAGAAGAACCATACATACTCATTACTTTTTTATATCTAAATCGTTTAGCAAATGTTTCTGCTGATTGATGTAAATCACCTGTTACTACATGAATATATTTAGAACGTATTTTTTTACGGTCAATATAATCATTAATAAATCCTTCTGTCTTATCATTCAATACTACTGGCATTCCAAACTTCATATCAGAATCATCTTTACCATGTCCAAAGATATATGTATGTTCTCCAAAAGTAATATGCTCTAACATCTTAGCAGTAACCAAAGTCTTAATTTGTGGATATTTCGCTTGTAAATACATTTGAATTGCTCTTACTGCACCATGACCAAAGCTACCTGAGTGATTGCAGTTAGTAGTAGCAATAAACCAAATTTCCTCTGCTATATCAGCATTAATAAGGGTTTCCATAGTTTTAATAGTAACTTCAATAAAAGTGTCTATTTGCTCACGAGAATCCATATTTTGAGGTAAATTATGTCCACCTCTAGTAGTTTGACCATTATTACCATCTAAAGCATCTCCTAGGTCATAAAATACAAGTTTTTTAAATTGTCCAAAAGTATCATGTTCATCAAGAATATTATCTACTAATTTCTCATGTCTGATAAATATTTCATCTCTATCATAATCATTACTGTAAATACTATTTCTAGCAGTCATAGCACCGATATGTTTGTCTGATGAAAAGATAGAAATCATTTTATCGTTCTTACTTCTTGAAGCACGTACACCAAAAGGAGTTACACCATCTTCAATAATTTTTTGTAAAGATTCAATTACATCATTATCTTGTACTTCAGTTTTATCAAGTGCATAAGAAAACCCTTGTTTACCATTTGCTGTAATATGAGTTCTAACGAGTTTCATATTATCAGGTACTTTGGGAACATCTTCTTTTTGATTGCAAATAGGAGGTAAATCTTCTAGTTTACAATTACCATCAATTACTTTTTGACAATCCTTAAATTCTTTGGAATCTTCAGAGAAATTCTTTTGATACGCTCTTATTTTACTGTTTTCAACAATTTGCATAGCCCCCTTACTAATTAAATCTTCAGCATTATAAATGGGAAAATCGTTAAGTTCCTTAATTTCATCATTAAAAAATTGAGTGTTTTCAATAATGGTTTTTTGATATTCTTTTAAGTTGATATTGGATTTTTTAGCAAGTTCTAATGTTTCTGCTTGTGTAAAATATTCATTCTTAATATTAAATTTAATTTCTTTAATGTCAGAAATTGATACGTTAATACCTAATTTGTAAAGTCTTTCTTGTACTACTTTAGGAGATTTCTTTAAATAACCTTTATGCTCACTTAGAAATTTGTATGCTTCTTCTTTCATGTTTTAGTTTTTAGTTATAGACAAAGGTACAAATAATAATTGTAACCACCAAATTTATTTTGTCTGACTAACTATTACGCCATATAATATACCTGCTATACCTACACCAATACCTACACCTCCTACAACTGTCATTATTTTACCTGCAAAAGCTTTTTTCTTATAATCTTTAAGTACTAGCTCAATATTTTCACTTTTAATAACTTCATTGTCAAATTTACCCACCATAGCATCAAACTTTACTTTTTGAGCTTCTGTAGCTTTATCAGCAAGCATAACTTCTTTATCGCAGTCTGCAAGTGCTAATTGTAGTATAACGTTCTTAGATTCAGCTAAAATACGCTTTTCATTAATTTCTCTAATGATATCCATACCGACACCATTAGTACGGAACATTTCACCGTGTTCTTTGCTAAAAATGATGTCATTATAAAATGCTCTACCATCTGCTGTAGTATCTCTAATTGCTACTACTATGCTGTCTAAAGATACTATTGATTTCGCTGAAA